TTTTATGATGATTTATCTTCTAATTTAGATGGTATATGTAGTGCAATAGATCCTAACAATAGTATTGTTGTTTGGTCTTACAGAGGATCAGATGCAATATCTACTTCTACAATAAATAATAAATTAATTATTTATAATTATAGTGTAGATAAATGGTCAACAGGATCAGGATTAGACTTACAATTTATTTCTACAGCATCACAAGAGGCTTTCACAACACTAGAAAGTTTAGATGTCTTGGGTAACTTAGATAATTTACCTAAATCATTAGACTCTTATTTTTATGGAGAAGGGATTGTTGGTTTAGCAGGATTTAATTCAGAAAACAAATTTGGAAAGTTTATTGCTACTTCCTTGTCAGCTACAGTTGATACTACAGAGTTTGAAGGAGTAGAGGGTAGAAGATCAGCTATTATTAATGTTAGACCGATTGTAGATAGTGAAGAAGATAGTGCTACTGTTACAGTAACACCTATAACTAGATCATCACAATTAGATAATATTTCTGTAGGAACAGCAGTTTCAACACAAGATAGTGGAGATTGTCCTATACGATCTAATTCACGATACCACAGAATACGAGTATCAGTAACAGGCAACTTTAAAACAATGAGTGGCGTAGATATAGAGGCAAGACCTGAAGGTAAAAGATAATGGCTGATAATCAGTTTCCTGTCGTACCTATATCCATACCAGATCATGGTTTACATTTACAATTAGTTTCTAATGCTTTGAATAATACTATTAATGGTAAATTAAATAGTACAGGCTCAGTAACATTACGAGCAAGTCAAACAACAACAACACTTACAGATGAAAGAATTGGTGGTAACTCAGTTATTTTGTTTATGCCAACAACTGCAAATGCAAATTCAGCAAAATCAGGTTTATATGTATCTGCAAGGCAAAATAAAACAGCTACATTAACTCATGCTAGTTCTGGTAATGCAGATCAAACATTTGGGTATGTGGTTGTAGGGTGATTATACAGGTACCCAAAGAAGATTTACATATTATATGGAATGAAGTTGAGCCTCTTATAAAAAAGGCTTTAGACGATACTTATTCAGCTAGAGATATTTTAGATGGATTAGTAAAAAACTCTTTTCAACTTTTTATAAGTTGGGAAAAGAAAGTAGAGAGTGCTGTTATTACAGAGGTAGTACAGTATCCTCAAAAAAAGATTTGTCGTTATTTTCTAGCAGGAGGTAACAACATGGATAATTGGCTAGAGCCAATCCAAGAAACAATAGAACAATTTGCCAAACACAATCATTGTAACGCTGTAGAGGTTGCAGGTCGCAAAGGTTGGAGCAAGAAATTAAAAGGATATGAGCAAAAAGTATATTTATTTAGTAAGGAATTATAATGTCAAAAGGTAGTAATCCAAGTAGTGTAACAACTACATCATCACAAGAACCATCAGAATTTATTAAACCCTATTTTCAACAGGCAGTAGATTCAGCACAAGATTTGTACGAAGGAAGTTCGCCTAATTTTTTTCCTAATGCAACTTACACCGATTTTGCTCCTGAAACATCAACAGCTTTAAACCTTACAACAGCAAGAGCATTAGCAGGTAATCCTTTATTAAATCAATCTCAATTTCAAGCCTCAAATATATTAGCAGGAAACTACCTTAATCCTACAACTAATCCTTACTCCAAAGCCTTATACGATCAAATGGCAGGTGATGTAATGTCAGATGTTAATTCACAATTTACTGAAGCAGGTAGATTTGGCTCAGGTGCTAATCAAGAAATATTAACCCAAGAACTAGGTCAACTAGCTAATCAAGTTTATGGCGATCAATATAATCGTGAGAGAGATATTATGGCTAATACAATGGCTACTGCTCCTGGACTTGGTGAAATGGATTATAATGATATTGCTAAACTGCAAGGTGTAGGACTAGAAAAAGAAAGTTTAGAACAAGCTAAACTACAAGATGCAATAAACCGATTTGATTACAACGAAACGAAACCTTATAATAAACTAAATCAATACCTTGCATCTATTGGAGCAAGTGTACCATCTAACACATTAGAAACTACACCTGTATTTAGAAATACAGGAGCAGGGTTACTTAAAGGTGCAGGTATGGGAGCAAATCTTGCAGGATCAATTCCTGGACTTAGTGCAGGTATGGGTGCATTAGGTGGTGGATTACTTGGAGGGTTCTTTTAATGGCACAATTCTCAATGAATAATTTACCAATTAATCCTTTTACAAACAAACCTATACCTATGGGTGTAAATAGTAGAGCAGTTGTTGGAGGAAGATCTCTTTTAGATAATATTTATGGAGCAAGTAGTAATCCATCTATTCAAGCAAATCCTCCTAGTAATTTTCGTAGATCTATGATGGGTAATTATGGATTAATGAATAATAAATTTGTTCGTAGAAATCCAACAAGTTTAGATACTTCACAGTTTCAAGATCCTAATGTTAGTGATCCAATGTTAAGAAATTATCCTGCATTAAGAAACATACCTAAAGATCAAAGAAAGTTTGCAAAGATTGTTGATGGTCAAGTTGTATTTGAATATCCTGAAGAATTAGAAACTCCTGATATAAGAGTTCCAGGTGTAAGTAATCAACCTAATATTGAAGATGCAAATAAAGGTGGAATACTAAATGTAGAACCTAAATCTAATCAAGAAAATATTGAAACAGCAAATAAAGGATTATTAGGTACAAAAGAAAAACCTAAAATGACAATGCAAGGTCTTTTAGATAAAGCTGTTCAATTTGCTAGTTCTGATTTTGGTAAAGATTTCTTTATGAATATTGATGATGATTATTCAACAATGCCTAAATCTTTCTTATCAAGAATTAGTGATGGATATAATGTTGCTAAAGCTAATGAAAGAGAAAGAGAAAAATTAGACATTGAAAGAACTAAAGCTAATAAATTAGGTGGAGATCAAAACTTTGCTTACATTGTAACAGATCCAAATACAGGAAATAAATATAATGCATTTGTAGATAGAAAAAATGGTCGTGTATTAGTTAATGTTGATGGTGAGAAAAAAGCATGGTCACCTGGTATGTTTGGTGGTGAAGTACCTGCTGAAATTTCAACAGTAAGTAATTTAGGAAAATCAGATCTTACAGGAAATGTATTCATAAAAGAAAAAAGACAATTAACTACTTATGAAAACCAACTTAAAAAATTATCTAGGTTTATGGAAAATGTAGATAATGGCCCTGTAGGTATGGAAAAATTAGCTACACAATGGAGTTCTTACATAAAAACTATTCTTGATGCAGAAGAATTAACACCACAAGAATTAAGACAAAAAGTTCTTGAAGGAGATTTCCAAGCCTTAATTGGTGCAAACAGACTTGAAGTTGTTGGTGGTGGTGTCATGACAGAACAAGATGCTATAAGAATTATTACAGCAATAGGTGGTGATCCTGCTGATATAGAAACAAATCCTGAAGCAGTTATTACACAAATATCAAAAATATTTGGTGAAAAATATAATTTATATAAAGATGCTTTAGATACTTACAACATTAATGTTACAAGTGGTGGCTTTGGTGCATATCCTAAAAAAGAAGCAATAACATTTAATGATAATTTTTTAAATGTATTAAGTCCTGATACAGCACTTGAATTAGACTTAGCATTAATACCTGATTTTTCTAAAAATCAATTACTTAGATTATTAGATCTTAATACAGATAGTGATGGTCTAGTTATTGATGATGCTTTTACTGAAATTCAAAAAGAACAAATTATAGCATTAGCTAAAACATTTGGATTAGAATTAGATTTTGATGAGGAAATAGAATGAGTAGTTTAGATGACATTAGAAACGCTTTACAAAATGAAGTAAATAAAAACAAGCCAAAGAAAAAAGAAAAAGTAAGTTACACGCAAGGCTTGATGAAATCAGCTATTGGTCAAGGATTAATGTTTGGTTATGGTGATGAAGCTAGAGCAAAAGTTCAATCATTAATAAAAGGAACTAAATATGAAGATGAAGTTAAAAAAGAAAGAGAACAACTAGCCTCATTTAGAGAAAGCAATCCAATCTCTGCTTATGGTTCAGAAATTGCAGGTGCAGTTCTACCTTCTATAGCTACAGGTGGAACAAGTTTATTAGCTAGAGCAGGAATTAAAGGTGCAGGGAAAGTAGGTGCTTTACAAGGAGCAGTTTATGGATCAGGTGTCGGAGAAGATGCAGAAAGCAGAATTAAAGGTGCTGTAGGTGGTGCAGTTATTGGAGGCACAGTAGGAAAAGTTGCAAGTGCAATATTACCAAAGACAACTGAACTTGCTAAAAAAATGTTAAACAAAGGTATTCGTATTACAGCAGGTCAAGGAGTAAAAGGAAGTGGATCATTAGGGAACTTAGCTTATGGATTAGAGGCTTCCTCAACATCTATTCCAGGTGTTGGTTCAGCAATTTCACAAGCAAAAACACAAGCTATATCTGATTTTAATAAATACGCTATGTTGGAAGCTATAGAACCAATTTTAAATAATAAATCAAGAAAGATAATTCAAAATAGATTAAAAAACTTAAATGGAAATGAAGCATTTGATGTTGTTGATGATTTTGTAAGTAAAGAATATTCAAAAGTTTTACCTAAATTAAAAGTAAAAGGATTAAAATTATTAGATCTACAAGACGATTTAATGAATGTTGTTAATAAGGCTGATATTGATGCTAAAGCTAAAGATCTTATATTTAATAAATTACAAAGAGATTTTTTAAGTAAAACTGAAATAAGTAAAACAGGAGTTAAATTTATTTCTGGTAAAAATTTAAAAAAATTAGAAGAAACTTTAACTGCTGATATGAATAATTTTATTCGTAAAGGTGGTTTTGACACTTACATAGGTTTTGCTTTTAACGATTTACGAAAAACTTTAAGAAAAAGTATTCAATTAAATAATCCTAAATCAAATTTACAAAAAATTAATTTATCATTTGCACAATTAAACCCAATAGGAGAAGCTGTTTCAAGTGCCAATAAAACACAAGGTATATTTTCTACAGCACAATTTCTTAATGCAATTAAAAAAGTAGATAAATCAATTAGAAAAAAAGTTTCTAAAACAGGTAAAAATCTTATGCTTGGTTTGGCAAGAGAAGGTGATGAAATGTTTGGTGATTTTGTTCCTGATAGTGGAACTGCATCAAGACTTATTGCAGGTCAATCGGCTGTTAGTCCTGCTGTAGCAAGTAAATATATTTTACCTACTATTTTATCACAAGGACTTTATGGATTAGGCAGAGGAGCAACTAGAGGGTTACTTAACATACCTTCACTTGCATCAAGAGGAGCAGGTAGATTTGCTTCAGGATTATTAGGAGAACAGGCTTTTAATCAACCACAAAATCAAATTCAAAATTTAATGAATAGAAGGTTACAACAATGACAGTATCAAATTATAAAACCACAGCATCACAAAACACAGCTATTAATGGTGTAAATATTTCTGAGGGCATGAGTCCATCAGATGTTAATAACGCTATTAGACAAGAGTTAAAAGATGTTCGTGATGTATGGAATGACAAAGAATGGTTCTTAGTTGGATCAGGCACATCAACAGTTACTTATACTAGAGCCTCAGCTACTAGCGTAACAATTAATGCTGATGTAACTTCAGCTTACCATGTAGGGCGTAGAATAAAAATCACAGGAACTAACACAGGAACAATCTATGGAAAGATTGCAACCTCATCTTACTCCTCGCCAAATACTACTGTTGCTTTTACTTTTGATAGTGGAACAATAAATGCCTCTGACTCAACTTGTTCAGTATTTGTAGGCTCAACTTATGTAGGCCCTTCTATTCCTGTTATTGATGAAGATTCTTTTAGTAGTAATACTGCAATTCTTCCTCCTTCACAGCAAAGCACTAAAGCCTTTATTGAAAGTGGTACTACTATCTTTACAAACAAAAGATTAAATTCTCCTAAAATAAATGAAGATGTTGTTATGTCAGCAACTTCAACAGAATTAAATTTATTAGATGGTGCAACAGTTACAACTGCTGAAATAAATTATAATGATACAGGAGCAAGTGTAGGAACTGTCGTAGCCTCAAAAACTGTTACTGCTGATGCTAACAAAGATGTTGCTAGTTTTAGAAATATAACTTTAACAGGAGAGTTAGATGCAGGATCATTAGATGTATCTGGTAATGCTGATATTGATGGAACTTTAGAAACTGATGGTTTATCTCTTAATGGAACAACAATAACTGCTACAGGTGCAGAATTAAATATTCTTGATGGTGTTACTTCTACAACTGCTGAGTTAAATATTTTAGATGGAGTAACCTCAACTACTGCTGAATTAAATATTCTTGATGGCGTAACTTCTACTACAGCCGAACTTAACATATTAGATGGTGTTACTGCTAATAAAGATGAAATAAATATCTTAGATGGTGTTACTGCAACAACAGCAGAACTTAATATTCTTGATGGAGTAACAAGTACCACAGCAGAAATAAATTATACTGATGGTGTTACCTCTAATATTCAAACACAATTAAATACCAAACTAACAGCTTCAAGCAACCTTTCAGATCTTGCCTCTGCTTCTACTTCCAGGTCAAATCTTGGTTTAGGAACAATAGCAACTCAAGCCTCTAACTCTATAAGTATTTCTGGTGGAGCAATTAGTGGAATGGGTACTCCTTCTAATAATACAGATGTAGCAAATAAATCGTATGTAGATCAAGCAATAGCAGGACTTCGTAATAGAACTGTTGCAGAATGTGCCTCAACTGCCAATGTAAATATTTCAAATGCTTTAGAAGCAGGTGATGCAATAGATGGTGTTACTTTGGTTGCAGGAGATAGAGTATTATTAAAAAATCAATCAACAGCAACAGAGAATGGTTTATATTTAGCTGTAGCAAGTGGAGCAGGTACTGCATCAAGAGATCCTGAACATGATACTATCGCAGAATTATCTGGTGGTATGATTACTGTTAATCAAGGATCTTCAAATGATAATAAAATATTTTTATGTACTACTGATAACTCTGGGAGTGTTGGATCAACTAACATAACTTATACGCAAGTTACACCAAGCAATACTGGAACTGTAGAAAGTGTCGGTATTACTCAATCTGGTTCAGAGTTTACTATTGGTAATACACCAATAACAAGCACAGGAAATATTACACTAAATGTAAACAGAATTAGTGCTACGAAAATTGGTGCTAACACAAATATTTCGGATACTGAGTATGGCTATCTCAATGGAGCAAGTTCTAATATTCAAGATCAACTTAACGCAAAAGCAACACAAGGTTTCGCAATAGCCTTAGCTGTCGCACTATAAATTTAACTAAAGGAGAATAACAAGCATGGCCCAAGATTTTGAGAAGGTTTTCAAAAGTCAAGTTACCACTTCTGCACATACTTTATTGACCTCAAATTCTGATGATGCACTAATTGGTATTCGCATGACTAATATAACAACATCAGCAATAACAATGAGTGTTTGGATTGATGTAGCAGGAGCAGGTTCAACAGCTTCTATAACATACATAGCAAAAGATTTAAGTATTGCTCCAAATAGTTCAGTAGAACTTATACAGGGTGGTTCTAAAATTAATATGCAAAACACAGATGTACTAAAGGCTCAGGCAAGTGCATCAAATTCATGTGCAGTTTATGTTTCTTACATAGATGCAATTTCTACATAGGAGTAATTAATGGCTGAAGTAACAGATCAAAATGGAACTTTATATATAGGACAAGCATCAGCAAAAGATGGATTTTATATTCATCAAGAAAC